TTCCGATCTGGACTATCTAAAATTTTAATTGAGTCAAACCTCTTAATGTCTAAAATTTTAAAAAGTTGACCAATCTCTAGTGATCTTCTTTTCATTGATTCTAACATTTCATTTTCGTCTTCTTCATAATCACAAGAAACAAGAAAATCATCACCACCGACAATATATTTAATCTTTTTCTGATTGAAGTCCTGAGTACAATAAAGTAAATTAATTAGATTAATAATTGTCCCTAAAAGACTAGTAGAACAAACCCCAGAAGGCAATCCATGTATCATTCTGTATAAATGGCCTCCTGGTGTTATGTAGTCTTTAATTCCAATAGTATCGAACATTGAAATAAAGTGATAATCAATCTTCTTAGAATTAAGTGGATAATAAAGTCTTATAATTGAAAGTCCAATAATAATAAGAGTTAAATATAGTCTCGAATCAAATCTTTTCCAATCGCCTTCAATACAAAATTTACTTTGACTAATATCATTTATTAATCTTTCATGAGTAACAATTGAATTTCCAATGTAACATGGACCTGAATTTTTTTCTCTGATAAAATTTCATCATCTTCATAAAAATACTCCCTTTTATTACGAGCGCCGACGACGTATGTATTTGGGAACATTTTATTTCTATCTAATTTCTTTCCATTTTCAGCGCAGTCATCTATATATTCCCACCTCTTCTTTGCCAAGAACATTGCATCTTCAGCAGCACTCCCTTTCTTTTTGTGTCCAAAATAAGAATTAAGATGGAAACCAGGAAAGGTATCTGCATTATATGAAGTTAAATGACAATCTTCTGAAAAGCATTCTGATAATTCAGAGATTTTTAATTTTCTAATTGCAACCTTAATTGCTTTTTCGTAAATTTTTATGCTTTTCATTGATGGAAGGGAAGAAACTACAGATTCAGTATCAGGAATCATTGTTCGTTGAAGTGTGACTTTATTGCTTTTAAAACAACCATGCATTGTCACATTTTTATCAACAAAAATGTCATTTCTATCAAACAATTCAGAATTTAAATGATAAAATTCAGACATCGGATCATAGCTTCTAGAAATTATCTGTTGTCTGTCTCCATTACGAATAATATGTCTTCCTAAGTAGAATGAGTTAATATTATCAACTTCTAAATCCCCTTTTTCTAAAATCTTATCATCTTTATGAAGATAAACAGAATCATTTTTAGCTACG